TTGAATTGCTTTTGATCCCCAAACTTTGTATGACAGGCTCTGCATAATGCTTGGAGATTTTCTATGTTGTCAGCCTCTTTGCTTCCTCCCATTCCTCTCGCTTCTATGTGATGGATATCAACCGCAGTTGTTCCACACACCTCGCAAGGGATGAAATCGCTGATGTCATATCCAAAGTGTTTGAGATAAATCATTGTGTGCTTTCTCATCGTTTGAATAGTAATGACCAGCTTGTTGGAAGGGATAACTTTCGGTCAAGTTGGAATCCGCATTTCTCAAATAGTGCAACCCATTCTTCCTCACTTTTGATATTGATGTGTCCCCACGCCTCATCAAAGTCAGTCTTGTATGGTGTACTAGAGAAATGAAAATACTTGCATTTGATGTTTGTTAGGAACGGAATCAATTTGTCATCTTCAATATGCTCCATTACTTCAATAGAAGCTACCAAATCAAATGTCTTCCACTTGGTGGTGGTAAAGTCATTGATGAACACTTGAAGCGTTGTATTGTCGTTTCTTGTGATTTTGCGTGTGACGTACTCACCGTGAATCTTTGACAAGTCTACGTAGGTACATTCAACATTGTGTTCCAACATTGCTTGTGTGTATGCTCCAACTCCGCCTCCGCAGTCAAGGAATGTCTTTGCTCCGGTTATCTGCATTATCTCCTTTGCGGTTGACCTGAATAGTTCCGTGTAGGTTAAGTTGTCCAAATCAACTCCGATGCTCAACTCGTGATTGAAGCATTGCTCATCCGTCATTGTTCCGTTGAATGCGTTCATCTCATTTCCAAATTGTCTTCTCTTAATATGCGGTGTAGTTCTTCTCTTGCCTCTGCGAATGCGTGGATAGATTCCTCGTGTGCGTCATCACTTGCGTACTTTACCTTTGTTCTTAAGTATTGGTCGAGTTGCCACATAGCGTGAGACCACTTCCAACCATTTGAAGCGTCTTCAAACTGCTCTTGTTCTTCGGGGAGATTGAACTCAAGAATTGCCTTCATTGTTACCTCCTAAAATGTAATCAAATATTTCATCCAAATTATGAATGTTTTGTGTTTGATGGTCTCCATATCCAAGCCAATATGTATCTTCAATCTCTTGCTTGTGCATTGCTTTGGCTTGTTCAAGTATTTCCAACTTTTTTTCTCCTTGAATATTTTTCCAATCTAAATTACACACTTGTTCAAACAACCACTCTATGCTACTTTGTTTATTGTTGCTCATTGTTTGCGTCTCCTTCTTGGTTTCTGCTCATCGTCTGCCAATTGAGCTTTGGTCAGTTCCTCTTGCTTTTGTGTTGCCCATATTAAAAGCGAGTGTAATGCTTCGGTTACACAGGTAGAGCAACTCGGTAAGTTTCTGCCAAACACCTCACGATGAACATTGTTTAGGATTGCTGCTTGTTCACCTGTTGGTTGAAATACTTGTGTCTGCTTCCATTGGTCATACAACGGCTGGAGCGATAGGATAAATTCTATGTTAGTCATATTTTGGTCTCTAAAAGTGCAACGATGACGGTTGAGATGGATGCGTACAAGATACCCACAAGTCCATATTGGTGTACAAAATAAGCAACACCCATCCACCAAGATAAGCAAAAAGCACAATCAAATGGTTTCATTCTCTTCCATTTGGAAAAGTCACTCCCATACTTCCACCGCTTTAAGATATCCGCTGGTTTTCCAAAGTTGACAATGATGATGCTTAAACAAGCAATTCCAATTATTTCTGTGTACATCGTTCTTTCATTAATTTGATTACTCGCAACACCTCTCGGACGGATATGTCGGTCTTCCTGTGGATCGCTCTCGCTGACATTCCTGAACACCACAACTTGAACAACTCCCTCTCATAAAAATATGCTGATTCAGTTACTTCGTTTATTTTATTGATTCTTTCAAGCTCAATTGTTTCTTCTTCTTCTCTTTCAAGAAATAGGTTCGGTTCTTCAGGCAAGTCCAGCTCATAGACATCGTAGTTGTCATATATGCGAGAGTTACCAAAGGGATGCCGGTTGCCGTTGATAGCCAAAAACAAGAGACGGATTGACCAAAATTGGATGTATCCGTCTCGGTATATTTTTTCAATTTGCTCATCAGGTTTCTCCAGTACAGTCAAAAAGTAAAATTGATACAACTCCCTCGCCAATTCTTTATCTTTGGCTATATTCCTTGTTGCTTGGGTGAGCCAATCAGCTTTGGATAGTTCCAATATGATGTCGGCTTTTTTCAAAATTTACTTTCAATAGTACAAATATAACCATCTTTTTCGTATTTTTTCTTGCATCTCAATAATTCAGTCTCCGTTTTGTAAATTGAGATGCTCTGCGTCAATCCTTTCTTGCAAGTAATTACCCAATAGGGCAAATGCTTTTTGATAATTGTTGGTTGTGATTCGGTCATAGTTTATCAAATCGGTGTAAATGTTGACGGCATTTATGATGGTTGAATGGTCACGGTGTACAATGTTACCAATTCCAGCAAATGTCATCTGCAGATGCTTTCTACATAAATAGCAAAACAAGTGCCTTGCATAGACAATGTGTTGCTTCCGGTTTTGTGAGACAACTTGGTCAGGTGTAACGTCATAGACTTGACAAGCAATCCTCATTGCATCCGTCCAGTCAGCTTCTATGTTGTTAATATCGCATCTTGGTCGTAGAATTTCTTGTTTTAATCTCTTTACTTCCTCGTTGTGGGATGTGTGCATTGATGCAATCATTAAACGCAATCTGCGAATCTCTTGCTTTAGGTTGTGTTCTCGTTGATAAAAGTTAGTCATTTCCTTGATTTAGTTTAATGAATCCTGAATCTTGCGTGGATCCTGTCGCTTTGATGAAATCAATCTCAATCTTTGCAGAGTTGATGATTGTTTGTGATACTTCGCTCATTGCTTTTGCGGTTTCAATGTCAATGTCACCGTCTTTCAGTCTTTCCAATGCTTCAAAGAGATGGTCTCTCAAGTCATTTATTTTGTTTCTTGCCATTGTTTATGAATCTTACTATTTGCTTTTTAATGTTAATTACTTCTTGCAGTTCTTTGGGTAGTTTACAGGTGTGATTTTTAAGCATATGATGTTGCCAATCTATCAGTTCAAGGTTGTTGATATCAATGTTGTTGGTGTTGCCATCCTTAAATGTTACATATTTCTTGGGTGGAACTGCTCCATAATGTTGCTCCCAAATCACTCGGTGAAGCGGTCTATAACCTGACTCCGTTTTAATAGTCACATACTTCTTGCTTTTTGATAGATGTCCGATCGGTTTGAAATTATGAGGGACTTGTCCTTTCTTGAATTGAGTTTGAATGCCGTTCTTCATCACTCCTTTAGTTCCTTTGTTCCAAGCAGTTTGTCCTTTTACAAACCTGTTTGCCGTGTTCTGCGATAGTTTTTTCCGATAGGCGGTAATGTATTCCTCGCTTTTCTTTAGTCTATACTTTACCGCTATATGGCGAACTTGATTCAACGTCAATCCCAAGCGTTCAGCAATGTCCTTGTTGCTGATATTTGGATAGATTTCAATGATTGTCGTGTGTGAATTCATCTTGTATCTCTTGTAAAATTTGAAAAAGTTGTAGAGCGATTTGAGGAACTATGGCGTTTCCGTAGCCTTTGATTGATTCTGCTCTCCACTTTGAAAAGGTAATTCCGTCCAATTCGGTGGGAAGCCCATCATCTCCGCCACAAATCGGGGATTGAGTTGGGAAGTTTTCCCAATTTGTTGACTGACAAAATGTTTCAAATCCGTTTCCCTCGGATAGTTCTCCGATAGCAATGGTGTTCCGCTGTATTGATCCGATGCCGTTGGTGTCGGTAGCATACCCCTTTGATAGATGAATCCGGTCTGCACTTCCTGTGCAAGTGTCCCCGAATTCCCGAACCTCTGCTCTTTCTTGGTTAGATTCTCCGTGTAAGCATCTGCTGAACAAGGGGTTTTGAGCAATAAACCAGCATCGGTCTCTTCGGTGCGGAGCATTTTTGGCTGCAGCTGGAATAATAAACGGTTGAACTTCGTACCCTTCAGCTTCCAAGTCAAGGCACACTTGCTGGAATACCAATCCGCCATCAATACTCGTGATACCAAAGACATTTTCAGCGATGACAAATGTGGGTTTAATTTCTTGAATTGCTCGTAGCATTTCTCCCCACAGGTAGCGTTCATCATTTGTTCCTTTTCGTTTTCCAGCGAGTGAGAATGGTTGACATAGTTACGGGAAGCCACCGGTGAGGACAATGTCTTCATTTCTCCAGTGGCTTCCAAATCTCCTTGTAAGTTCAGTGTTAATTGTGTCATATGTTAAAGTTGTTACATCTCTATGGTGATAAGCATCAGGAAAGTGGTATTCCAAAACCTTATTAGGGAAATCTTGTATTTCGCAACTCACATAATTTTTCCATCCCATCCATTGTGCTGCTAAATCAAATCCTCCCAAGCCACTGAATAAACTAAAATGAATCATTTTTTGTATATTGATTGTGACCTGTTGAATATTTCTTGGCGTGATCCCTATGAGAAATCAATTCAAGATTTTCTATTCGGTTGTCTGCCTTATTACGATTGATATGGTGTATGTCGTAATTTTGTGGGATTTCACCATTGACTTTTTGCCAAACATATCTATGCATTAATTCTCTATCGCCTGTTGTTTTTTCATAGTAGCCGTGATTCCTTAATGAGAATTTGTGACCGTCATAGAACTGATATGGTTGAAAGTTTGGACTTCTCAATTGATATCCTCTGCGTTTGAATGCCTTGTATAAGCATTGCCTTGTGACACCAATTTCTTTTCCAACTTGTTCCAACGACATACCATCCAAATACATTTGATATGCGTTTGAGTATTTTTCGTTTTTCATAATTCAAATATATTATAAAGGGTTTACATTTGCAAACTTTTTATATCTTCTCCTGATACATTGTCCGTGATCCTGTGAATATCGCTGGTATTATGTGGCATTCACCGTGTCTATTTTTGGCGATTATTACCTCCGCTTCTTCTTGTTCAATCTTTTCTCCTGTGTAGTAAGCCGGTCTAAATGGGAACATCACAACATCTGCATCTTGCTCAATGCTTCCACTCTCCCTGATGTCGCTCAACATCGGTCTCTTGTCTGCTCTCTCCTCGCATTTGCGTGATAACTGTGCAAGAACAATGACGGTGATTTGCAACTCCTTTGCCAATAGTTTAAGGTTACGGCTAATCTCAGCAATCTCTTGCTCTCGGTTTTGCTTTGTTCCTTTTATCAACTGGATGTAATCTATCACAAGAAGGTCAAGTCCGTGCTTTGCTTTGTGAATCTTCGCCTTTGATTTGATTTGCTGAAT